ATTGGAATAATCCATGCTTTACCATCTTCGTCTTTATCCGGAGCATTTTGAACCTCTCCAAAAATCTTAATCATTGGATGGCCTGAATAATCATTTGAAGCTACTAATTTTGAAATAGCTACCTCATACCTATCAATCATTTGTTCAGCATCAAACCATTCAGGATCTTCTTGAGATACATAAACAATTGGAATTCTATCAAATCCATGTTTTTCAATAACTGGAACGCCGGCACCAATTATTTTATAAGTCATTTCATTGGTATAAATCCATGTGTTTTTACGCTCTTTGCCATATTCATCTTTATCGCTGAACTCCCAAGTGAAGAATTTCATATCTCCGAAAGCATCAAAATAAGGGTACATATTACCTTTGGAGCTTTCCAGCACATTGCATTTAATCTCAAACTTTTGAGGTTTCATTTTGAAAAAGGCTAATACTTTTTGAAAGATGGATCCTTCTTGTATTTCTGAGATGTAAAATGAAATAGCAGCTTGAGTTTCGGATTTTTGCAAAGTCTTAATCTTAGTGATTATAGAATCAATACGGTTTATCTTCCACATCTTTTTAAGGATCTTGTCAATATTAGATTCTTTACCTTCTTCAAAGCTTGGAATCAAAGTGACTGGCTTTCCAAATTCAAAAGCAACCGAAGTTGTGACAATCTTTTTTTGGAAAGGAACAACAATACGAACTCCTTTAACAACTTTTGATTTTTCGGTACCAGAGTTAATTGGCTTGTCTTTTTGAATGTTTCCAATTTGAGTATCACGAACCTTACGAACATTTTGTTTGTACTCTTTGATAATATTTTCAATTTCGGCCGTGTCCTTTCCCTGAGATTTTAATATTGTCAATGCTTTTGCTACATCGGTATTCAATAATAAAAGTATTTCTTCCATGATTGGTGATTTTGATTTATAGATTTAGTTTTTTAAGTTCATCATTACTAGTGGTGAACACTCTTCTTTTAGGTTTGTTTAGATAGGATAGATAATCATCATTAAATGCTGTACAAATCAAGTAATCAAACAAATCTGAGAAGTGTCCATACTTTTGATACTTAGCTCCTGTTGTAGGATCTTTTGCCGTTTCTTTTAGTTTCGAACCATCTGGAGCTTCTTTTAAAGAAACAAAATCGGTGATTGTTTTTTTGCAATTTTCTCCAATGGTTATATTTATTCCATGTAACTGAGTTTCAAAAACAGTATTAATCCAGTTTCCTCTCATTACTACACTTGGATTAGATCTTAATACTCTATTCGTTGGATTGAATTCAACCAAATAATCCATTATTAGCGTATAAAAATTATATCCTTTCTCAAGTTTTGTATCTTGTTTATTTGCGGTGGCATCTCCATAAATAAACACTCCAGAATCATGGCTTTTATATTTACGAATGATTTCATTACAAACTGATTTAACAGTATTGTTTGGTGTAACTCCTGCAATTTCATCTATCATCCTGATATCTTTACCTTCTATTTGAAATATTCCACAAGGCAAGTAAGGATTTACGTTATCATCCCAACTGATGTGTATTGGCAAATTAGGATCATATCTTGTATGCTTAACGTGATCATTAATTTCAAAGTTTTTATAGAACTCACCTCCTGTTTTTAATTGAATATCCCAATTACCCTCAACAAAAACCATGTATTCGAATTTTGGCATATTTTGCAAACTTTCTAAATATGCTGTAGAAAGGTTTGAATTACCATCTTTATCTACATTGTCTGTAATTTTTGCAGGAATATAAAGCCATTTTACAGGCAATGTATTTGTTTTCCAAGGATCATAGACAACAGTTTTAAACCAACCAAATGTTGGATTGCAAGTTGCCATTACTATCGGATTTGGCTGATTGTCTGTATTGGGAATAACCCAGCTACCGGCCCTCTCAAAAGCTTTATTCAATGTTTGATTTTGGCATTCGTTAATTTCTTCGAAAAGAAAACCATTAACCTCTAAACCTTTCATCCAATCCAGATCTTTATCTTGAGCGTAGTTTTCGGATTTAAACAAAATAACAGATCCGTTTGGATGTGTATATTCGTAAGGCGATTGCTTTAAAATTCCACTTGGTTGTATTTTTTTAAATGATGGAACCGAAGTTGTTCTAATCTTCTCCATATCCTCTCGAATTATACACCATCTTGAACCTGGATAAACAGTACACAACACAAGCAAAGCAGAAAATCCCCAAACAGACTTTCCTCCACGAATCGCACCGCCAAATGTTATGAAATTATATTTTTCACTTTCAACGGCGGCCATTGCCTCGGTTTGTTTTGGTGATAGATCCATTACACCTCAATTTCTTTTCCGTTCCAAACAATCTTAGTTTTTACAACAGGAGTTTTTTGAGCATTATCTTCTTTATACGCACCAAAATGTTTCATGAATTTTTCAACAGCTTGCATTTTATCAAATACCTTCACTTTTTTAACTTGGCCAATTGATTCATTTCGAACTCTTATTTCTTCAGTTTCTAATTGAGCAATCATCAGTCGTGCTTTCTTTGGAATTGAATGAATATTTTTAAGGTTACCATTTGAATCATAAAGTTCACCAACATCAAATCGAAGCATATCAGAAAGAGTATTTAATACCTCTGAAATAGTTGCTTTGTTATCTTCTTGTATTTCTGATCGTAAAAATTCAATCCTACCCCTAACCTCCCCGTTATTGAATAATTCAGAAGCACGCTTATTGATAGTCTCGTTTTTCATTCTTAAAGTATTATAAGCCTCCCGATAAGCAGCAGACTTATCCCCCAAACGTATGTACGCTTGACAGAATGCTTCTTGTTTTATGGTGAGGTTATTTGACTTCATTTAGATAAGTTTTTTATACAATTCATAGGTTGCTTTTGCATCACCCAAAGCGGAATGTTCTTTTTCATTTTCAATTCCAAAATGTGCGCAAAGATCAATCAGCTTATAAGAAGGTAAATTCAATTTAGATTTTGCTATATCGTGGGTATCTTCTTGGTCAATATCAAATACTTCACGAGTAAATCTTTCAATTAAATATTTTACTCGTGGATAATCAAATTTTTTAGAGCAATGGCCAATAATTGTTGTAATTTGATACTTTTCGATAAATTGTAATAATGTCTCACAAACCTTTACAACATCTACTCCAGTTTCGATTAACTGAAGTTCAGTTAATCCGTTTATTTTCATTGAATCTTCTTTATAAGAAACAAGTTCATTAGTATCAGGATCTCTTGTGTATGGAGTTATTAGCTTATGAAAGCAATCTACTATTCCAGAATCATTAACTGCAACCAATGCAATTTCACAAACTCCATTTTTGGTAATGGAAAAACCGCCTGTTTCAATATCTAAGAATGCTTTCATTTATTTATCCGTTTTAAATTATTATTGATATTTTGGTTTAACTCCGGACAACTTCAAAGAAGCTCTTTCGATTGCTCTTTTTTGTTTTCTTGACAAAGGAGCTTTGAATGTAGATTTAGTTTCTTCAATTCTTTCTGATTTATCTTCTTTCATGGTTAATTATTTTTTTGATCCTGATTTATGTTCTCTAATTTTTCTTTGAAGCTCTCTGATTTCATCATTCATTGATTCATCATTTCTGGCGTTGATCATCCAACTTTCCCGAAGCGCTATCTTTTGATCTAGTTCTGATTGAAGTTCTTCCATGTTCTATCTATTTCTAAAATTATTTAATGGTTTTGAAATGAATTTGCTTTTTGGTTGATCATAAACAATAGATTGTTGTTTAAGTTTTTCAGCAATTAGGTTTAGTCCATTGGTTGAATTGGTTGTTTTTACACAAGCTATGCCTAATTTTTCAAATGCATCTTGAAGTTCTTTTATGGCAACTACGGCTATTTGAACATTTATTTCTCCTATGCTTGGATTACCTGGTCCAATTATCATTATTTTCATATCCTTCAGTTAACTTTTATATGTCCAATACTGATTAAATATTTAATTCCGTTTTCTACATCATCTCTTTCTCTTCTGTTTAAAGAGCTTTTCTTCTCCTGGATTAATCTGAATTGATAGATTAGTTCGTTGTATTCTTGAATTAGTTTTTCGGATCTAGCTTTCTTAACTTTTTTGATTAATGCTTTATCACGAAAGAATTTTTTTATTTTGGCTATGATATTCATTAGAAAATAGTTTTGGTTTTTGATAATTCAAAATCATTGTGATGGCTTATATCTTCGCCCGATTGGACCATATAGATAACATCATACTTACGGATATGTATTTCAATTATCATTCGGGGTAATTGTTCAATATCATGCTTTAGATACACCATATCTTCTATATTGAAGTTGTTTATAATTGTCATTATGCTTCTATAAATGATTCAACAAAAACATCTTGCTCTTTAAGAATGATCTTGATGCCATCATTTTCTTGAGTTTCTGCAAAATCGATTACTGCATATCCAATAAGAGTAGGATCAACAGTTTCTTTACCTTCAACAAATACACGGCCGTTTACAATTTCTATCATGATTTTTTGATTTTTGTTTGAAATAAAAGCAGTTCACATCTGGTTTTTTATAGAGTAGTTTTAGCGAAAATTCAAACTTTAATCCTACTCAACGCTATACGATCCAGATTGTCTACGTTCTTTGGGTACTTACCCGAAATACCCCCATTAATTTACGTATCACGTAATGATTTAACGAGCCTTATTAAACCCGAATGGTTCCATGTCCAGACTTATCTGGATGAACTGCTTTTATGTTTCAAAGTATTGTTTGTGGAACTAACAAGATTCGAACTTGTGCTCATGGATTTTCAGTCCACTGCTCTATCAACTGAGCTATAATTCCAATTTGTGACCTCACGTGTTATGTAACACAATCGCCTTTACGCAGCTTCGGTTTTTCTTGCTCGAGGTCACTTGTTTCACTTTTCACCACCTATCCTACTTGCAATTAGGAAACAAATGTTACTTATTACGTAATTCATAACACTTGCTTTCGGTGGCTACTTTTCTTTGTTTATTGTGGAGAAGAACGGACTCGAACCGCTGACCTCTTTATGCTTTACACTGCCTCTACTTTACATGTCTTTCGAGAGCTTCCGTTACCGGCATTCTAAGCGCTCTAACCGTTGAGTTTTTTTCGTGCTTTAAGAAATTAATCTTAGACGACTCGCTGAGCTACTTCCCCTTATTAAAAAAACCTTCATCAGAAGCAGATCCCCCAATCATCATTAATTCTGATAAACCTACATATCATTATTAATTTGCTTCCAACCAAGGTTTTTTTATATTGAATTGACTTTTTTAGCAGTCCGATCGAATACTAAAATTTTGTTTTCGTTTGTCAGTGAATTTTAAATCGTAATTCTCCAGCAACTTCTCCTTGTAGTGTATCGTAGTATATTTAATCGCTGAACTTCGCCAACCAACATCTGAAACGATCGCCAAAGGAACTTTTAAATCGTTGTTCGTTTTAATTGGTAAAGCATACCCTTGAAAAATTTGAACTGCATCAGCAGCAACAAACTCAAAATCATTAACCACACTTACAGATTCAATCGTGAAAGAACTTTCATAATTTAAAACTGTTTTTTGTTTTTCCTCCAGCTTGGCAGTAGTGGTTGCCGTGGCCGTAAAAGCTATCATCCCGATAACTCCTAAAATGAGAATTCTTGCTTGTTTCATAGACTACAAAAATAGCATATTTTCTTATTCAATAGCATATTATGCTATTTTTTAATTAAATAAATACTAACTTTTTATATTTAAATTTGTACTCCTAAAAATTAGATTATGTATTTTAGTGAAGTGGAAGTTTCAAAAATGAAAGAGATCTTTAATCGATTAGATGTAACAACTATTGAAAGCCTACAGTATTATTCAGAAGATAATAAATATAGAACTGGTTGCACTATAGTAATGCTCAACAAATCGAAGAAGCCTATTTGCATATTTCAGAATTTTAAGCCGTTATCGCCTTACCGTATGAAGCTATTGATGCGTATATCAGAAAAAATACCTTATCCGATTAATATAACGCAACCTCAAGATGATATCATGACAATTGGCTGGAAGATTGAAAAGTAATTTATTTATCAGTCTCCAGCGTGTGTGACATGTTAACTCAAGTGTTGATTTTACTAGGTTTTAAAAAGGAAGCCCATCATCAATATATCGATTTTGACAACCGTAAGGAATTTTCATAATCAATGGCGGTTCTGGAGAGAATGAATTTGGAATAGAAATTCCTTTTTGTTCCATGATGTAAATCAAAATAGAAATGTATTCAGCATCACCTGAATTATTATAATAATCGTCTTGTTCCTGGCTTCTTGATATTTGCAAACAATCTGCTTCATTAAAACAATCTCTACCTAGAACACCTCCGCAAGCTCTACAATTTGCCATGATTAATAATTTCTAAGTCCACAATCCAAACACTCGGTAAGTCCATCAGACAATGTGCAGTTTTCATGTTTACATACAAATTCCCAAAAAGAAAGCTTTCCTTTTACGTTTAGGATTGGTTTTTCGTAAAGAACAGGATTGGCCAGAACCCAATTATAGATTGGTTTTTGATTGTTAAAAACATGTAATGCATGATAATAATCCGTTTCATTTGTATGCTCAATTCCGTTATCTAAAAGCGTAAAATCATCAATGTGCGGTTTTTTCATAGACTTTTCAGCCCAAATACTTGGATGATCTTGAACACAATCAATGATGTCAACTTCTCCAATAATAGCAGATGTTAAGAAAAATTTTTCTTTTTCTTCCTTGATATGCACATCAACTTTTTTATTGATATCATCCCATTGACTTGGTGTGAATGCTAAATTTTTACCTTTAAAAAATGGAAATATTTGACCAGAAGCATGAATATAAATTTTACCTCTGAAATGAGTTCTCCAGGTTCTGTTCTCAATGTCCTTGATGCCATGAGCAATTAAGCTTGCCCATGGCTGTTTTATAGAAAGTGCTTTCATTACTGTTTGTTTTCTAAATATTCCAATCTATCCCATTCAGAAGCAAGTAAAGTGGCAGCAATAATCAATCTTTCTTGATGCGGTCTACTGCATAAATCTTGAAACCATTCTGCGTCCCAATTAAAAGGAACTAAACAGGATCTTATTTCTTTCATTGATAAAGTATTGGCGGCTTCAATCAACTGTCCTTTATCATACCATTTTGGATTATTAGCATGGTGTTCTGCTGTAAATCCATGTTTTACTATTTGTTTTTCATTTCGCTCAATGGCGATTAATTCTACTGCTGTTTTCATAATTTTAGTTTTTGATATAATTCTCTTTCATAGCTGTAATACATTTTTGTGAAAAGCTTTTTAGGATCTAATTTGTCTTTATGCAAAAACTTTCCATCTTTTATTTTGGTGCAGTTTCCAAGTTCATCAACATAAATAAGTCCTGCATAATCCGGAACCTCTTCTTTTGAAATTAATCCAGTTGGAACAACGTAAAAGAATTTGTTTGGAAGTAGTTTATTGTCATGTGATACAAATTGAACTCCAGAAGATATGTGAGCATGATATCGTATTCTGGTAACATTACCGTTTAATCTTCCATATTCAAAATATTCACTTGACTCAATTAATTCTGGAAATTCTTTGCAAAACTCCCAACTTAAATTTGTTGAAATATGTCTATCGGTTTTACGTAAAAACAAATTGCTCTTAATCTCATTTCCTTTATGAATAGTGTGTTTTTCTTTCTTAAAATCGGCTTTAAAATCAGATCTGCTAATTTTTACTTCACATTCATAGCAAAAGCCAGATGGTAAAAAACTCAACCAATCACTTTCATTATTGAAGAAATATACATTCGTGAATTTATATTTATGCGAATAAAAAAACCGAAACAATGCTTTTTGGATTAGTTTTTCGGTCAACATACTCCTATTTGTTTTTGTGCGGTTGGAGTTAGTGTTATAAATTCAGAATAATAAACCAAATCTTCAATTTTATCTCTTTCGTTAAAAGTTTCAGGATAAAGAGTAATGTCATCTTTTAAATAAATAAAAGGCATTGGAAAATCTTTGTTTTCTTCTTGATATTCAAACCCCTCAAACAAACAAAGTAATTTCGCTTCTTTGTATTCTTTACAATCTTCATCGTATAAATTCCAATCGTACATATCATCTAAATCAAAACCTTCCGTATTAGGTTGTTCCAAAGCAACCCAAACACCATCAACAAACTTGCAAGGAACGAACATCCATAATTCAAGTTTTTTAAGTAAAAATTGAGCATATTTTAAACATGATTTAGCAATTTCGTAGGATTCATATTCATTGCCGCTCCAAAGTTTTGTTTCATGCAAAACAAAAGCAACCATCGACATTAAATTTTTCATGATATCTATTTTTGATTAATAAAAAAACCGCCCAATTAAGGACGGTTTGAAAGTTTTGGTATGATGATATGTGATCTAGCTTATAATCGATGGCATGATAAGCATTAAGAGCTTTTCTTCATCAGGTTGGCCATCAGCTGGAGTTACAATGGCCGCCTTATTTGGAAATGAAAATTCAAAATTCACTTCATCGCAATTCAAATTACCGATCATCTCAGCTAAATATTTTGCATTGAAACCAATTCGAGTATCTTGGCCATCATAATTGCAGCTTAATTGCTCATTCGCTTTGTTTGAGTAATCAGCATCTTCAGAAGAAAGATGAATTTCATTGCCAGCGAATTGCATTACTACTTGTTTTGTAGTTTTGTTCGCGAATATTGAAACGCATTTTACTGAGCTCAAAAGCTGAACTCGACTGATAACCGCTTTGTTTGGGTTATCCTTTGGAATTACATTTTCATATTTTGGATATTTACCTTCAACCAATCTCGATATCAAAACATAATCTTCAAAAGTGAAAATTGCATT